CTGTAGGATTATACTATCAACCATATTATAAAGTTAAATTAAGACAATTGTCACCATATATTGAAACATCAAATACTGATGACATTTACAATTTACCAGAGAACGCATCTTATTTTGAAGATGAAGGTTTATGGAAATGGAGAGATGTCTATGATATGGGATTTGTTGATATTGAGGGTAATGGTATAGATTATCCATTTATTAATAACATTCATTACGTAAAAAACGATATTAATTTCTATTTAAGGAATGAGGAGTATTATACCAATAAGGAAGATGGTATAACAAGTTTTAATAATAAAAACAACTTAAACGGAACAAATCTTACTGACTGTTAATGAAAATATTAAGAAACGATAACGACATTAAAATTCTTTTACAAAAAGAACAGAATTTCAGAACTGACGCTGGATGGGAAGGTGATTTGCAACAAATTGAAACTCAAACCCTTAAAAAGATTATTAACGTTATTGAAAATTACGAAACAGTAAGATATGTGCACAACCCATATACTGGTTCAACGTTACCAACAGGGTTAAAACAAACAGACATTTGGTACCAATTTTATTTTTTAAGTGGAGGAACATATGTTCAAGATTATGACCCAACAGGTTTATCATCAAAAGAAAATGTAGAAATGTTAGCACAATTTAAAAATAGTTTTTTTAGGTTGGAATTTTTTAAAACACCCAACAACGTGGCTCCAGATAGAACAAATAGAAGATTAGTTTTTACTAAGAATTTATCATTACCATTAGGTGAGAAATATTTTTATGAAGATTTAGGTAATTTAATCTTTAAACCAGTTTTTACTGGTTCAAACTACAGAAACTCAGAAAATATGTATCTATTTTGGTTTCAAGATGACACCGCATTAAATGAGACGACATTAATAGGTAATACGTTTTGGATTTCTGCAAAATTCTATAATGCGGAAGACGCTTCTATTTTAGATTTTGTTAAAACCGACATCGGATCTGCTGAAGTTAAAGAATCAAACGATATGTACTATAAGATGATAATTGATAGAACAAATTATTCTTACGAAGTATATCGTTATAATAATGGAACTCAAGGGTCTAGAATTGGAGAAAGTAATGACCCAATAAAATTCTATCAGAAAAAAGGATAATGGAACCAAATAAATACGAAATATTAAAACAAACCGGAATTACATTCAATATACCACTTTATTTAGAAAGTAGTGTGGATGAGATGGGTGTTATGGTTGGATTTGACGGGGAGATACAACAAGTGGACCAAATCGTTAATTTTACCTATTCAGGTGCAACAGGGTCTAAAACAGTTACATTATATTCCACAACAAATCCAGATAAATTAAGAAAAATAGTTGACCAAGTGTATTCCATCAATTGGGGGGACGGTTCGGTAAGTGTCCCATTTCCAGTTAATAAAAATATTCCAAACTCTTCTTTTCCCTCCACAGGACATACATATACTACAAATGGTACATATGATGTTTCAATAACATTATCAGCTCCCTGGGGAACTCAAATAGTTAAAAAACAAATTACAGTACCAATTAACAATCCAAATACAATTAGTAATGAATTTGGATCATTTAGTGGGGTGACGATGCCAATTGAAATTGATTACATAAATAATTTAGACAATTCAACAGGATCAACGGGAAATGCCACCATTAAATTTATGGGTATAGGTAAAAGTAGAATTGAAGAATTAAGGAAGTACGGTCAAACAACTTTTAACGGGGTAACAACGGGTTCTACGGACGGTTCTAGTTGGAGTGGATATACTTTAGATAATCTTTATTATCGTGACTTTACAGATGGTTATACGATGATTACGGGTAGTACGTCTAGTTTTACCAAAGAAGAAGTGGTTAATAGAATGGTTACAAGAAATGAACATTTTTTAGGATTTATTGATGAACCAACAATTTATTCTGACATTTTTGTTGAGAGAGGAAAACAAGGTGTAATGGAGAAAAATTTAAGATTAGGAGAAATTGACAACATAGGTGAAGTAGACATATACGGAAATGGATATTTTAATGTGAGAAAACAATAAAAATTATATTTATTATAAAAAGTTATGGCAGTAGGAAGTTACGGAATAATTAGACCAGCAGATGTATCCCCAGCGGACGTAGATGTTTTTTATCACTACGTTCCAAATAGAACATCAACTGCGGAGGTAACCTTAAAAAAGTTAAACTCACAAGAAGTCCTTGCTCCAGTTTTTCATAACGGAGATACCACAGAAAGTACGGACGCTCCAAATGTCGAAATTTTAGGTGGATTATACAACTTAACACTAACTTCAGATGATTTTAGTGATTTAGGAATATATACACTTCATATTAGACCAAAACAAATCAGAACCTCAATTACAGATTGTGGTATTTTAGCTTCATTACCATCGGTTAGAGGGTTGGTTATCGATTTAAGTAACGTTCCATCTGCTGACAGAAACAAATTTACACCACAAGGATTGGTTGGATATCGTATTGAGTATTTAAATTCAAACGATAACACCAAAGTTACAAATTTTTATAGAATAGTAACGTCATCTTTTTATTGTACACCAGTTGTTTCAAACTTAACTAGTACAACTCAAAAGGCGATTAGATACCAATATAGTGTTGCGGCTTCAAATTTATTATTTTTAACTGTAACACCATCTTCGGCACCATCAAGTAGACCAAATGTGGTTCCATTTATTGGTCAACCAGGACAAAACATCATTTTAACCAATACATTCTTTAACCCAACAACTGTTGAAGTGGAAATGGTTGAACACGATTCGTCAACATTAGCATACGCATTATACGGTAACCAAAGTAAGGCAGTGTCTTCAGGTATCTATACAATTTACGATAACAATAACAATATCTTCAAACAATACAATCTTTATGAAGTTAAGGACGAGTTTAACGAAACCTTATTCGAGATTAGAGAAAACAAGACAGATATTGATGAGACATTAAATTTCGATGATATTACACAATAATGGCAAGAAGAAAAGTTCCAAGTCAAGTTGCGACAGGTGCAGAAACATTTAGCGATAGCTTAGTCGGTAGACAAATTACCGACGGTACTAGTCAATTGACTAATACGAACTTTGCCATTGACCGTATCATACCAGAAAAAGACAGTAAGAAATTTAGAACTAGTCAATTTTCAGATTTTTTAACGTTAGATGATTTAAAAGAGGAAACGGATTCTCCAACCACATCAACAAAAACCAAAGAAGAGAGAAAAAAAGAAATTAAATTTAAATCTTCTAAAACTAATGCTGCGGTTTCTACTTTCGGTTCATTAAGAAGTAGATTACTTGCATCGATTACACGAATTATTAAGAAATTCCCAGCTACATCACTTGTTGATTCCGAGAGTTTAATTAAGAATTCAATTTATACTGCGTACAACATATCTTACGATTTTAATCAGAACACAACGGAATTTACTGTTGATTTTGCAATGATTTATAATCCGTTAGATGTTTCATTTATAAAACCAGAGAGTAATGTAATACCAACCACTGATAATGAGGTTAGAAATTTTTATTCATCATATAAAAAATATGTAATAGAAGTTTCAGGTACAACTTATCCTGTATTAACATATAGTGAACCAAATTCAAATAACGAAGTTTCATTTAAAGTTTTTGGTAAACCATTTGGAGTCTTATCAACTTACAATTTTAATTATTTAATTAGACCAAACGACGGTATAGTTGAAGAATTCTATATGGGGTTAGACGATTTGGAAGAAACACTCCTAAACAGAGAATCTTCACCTAAATTCAAAACCTCATTCAAAGTACCAAGAGATAGTTTCGAAGGAGACAAAACAGAAATAACTGACGTTGAGGTTGCTTGGCCAACATCTAAAGATGGTTGGAATATTAAAATTGTCGGTTTAGAATATGAAAATTATCTAACCCAATTAATTGATTTATCTGATGAAATAGACAATTACAAATCAAACCTTTTTATAAGGTTTATGAGTGCTCCTCAATTGTATGAGTTCGATAGTGACGATAAAAAAATAGAATCAATATTTCAATTATACGGTCAAAATTTTGACAAGGTAAAAAAATACATATCGAACATTGCAAATATGCGTAATGTTTCGTACGATGGTATTAATAACGTTCCTGACGTATTATTAAAAAACTTAGCAAATACGTTAGGTCTATCAACAGTTAGTCTTTTAGATGAAAAACAAATTGATGAGTTATTATACGTTAGACAAGATTCCCAATACGAGGCGGTTAACCTTGGTACAAACATTGTTGACGCTGAATATGAATTTTACAGAAGATTATTAGTCAATTTAGTTGAATTATACAAATCAAAAGGTACAAGAAAATCTATTGAATTTTTCTTACAATTCTTAGGTGCTCCTGAACCAATGATTAAAATAAACGAATACGTTTATAAAGTAGTTGGGTTCCCTAAGTCTTTAGATTTAGAGTCGGATATTTGGGATGTTATTGAAGGTACAAAAGTTAATACAACTCTAACCTTCGATGAAGACACATTTTCATATATAACAGGAACTACAACATCAAAAACAACTTACGATAGAAAAGAATATCCAGTAATTGAAAACACAATCTTACCTAGACGAGCGTATGACGATGTAACTGATATGTTCTTCCAAAAAGGCGCGGGTTGGTATGAGAAAAC